CATTCTGAGCTTTTTGTCTATAGCGTATCAACGTAACCCGGACGTCTTGGGCCATCACCACCGGTCCCGGTCCCCGTCGCCGGTATTGTGATAGCGCCCACGACGTGAACATCATTAGTTTGAGCGGGAGCCGTCGTGGATGCCACGAACGTCACCGCCCCACCCGCCCGCATAGGGTCGGCATAAGACACATAGTCGACGTCCCCGGTGCCCGTTGCCGCGACCGCTCCACCTGCCACGGGAACGCTCGTGCCGTCGCCGTAATGGCGGGTATGCGTGGCAACCGTGATGATCGTTGGCGTGGCGGTCAGCACGGAGTTGGGCGAAATATAACTATTGTTGAGCGCGCTTTCCTTGGCCGCCGCCGCTGCTGCAGTGGTTGCCGCCGCCGCAGCCTCGTTGGCCGCTGTCGCAGCGTTTTGCGCATTAGTGATCGCAGTCGCGAAGTCCTCTGAAATCCCGGTCAGGGTGACGATGGCATTGATCGCTTTTTCGAGCTGCGTGACGACGGTCTGCCACCACAACCTGAACGTCGCGCTTGGCTGACCATTATTGTCCACAATGGCGGTGTTCGACAGAAGTCGCGGCAGTCTGAACATCAGCGCGACCGCCCTCCAGCGCTGTCATTGAGCGATATGGACGACACGCGATTAAGCACAGGGTCGGTGACGCGGAATTGTACCAGCAAGCCGTCCTGATCGACCAGGCCGAGGCGGTTGAAGGCAACTCGTTTGCGATAGTGACCCTCGCGGCCAAGATCCTTCTGACGCCAGTCACCGAACGTCGCACCCTGATCCCGACTTGTTCGCATCTCCACAATCGCAGGCGGCGCGTCGGGCGGGGCGATACGGCCACGGGTGATATCGATCGACAAGTTGTCAGCATAAACCGGATCGGGCAGGAGCACCGTGAAAACCCGCTGCATTGGATCGTTGCCATCGGCGAAAAGCGTGCCGGAAAGCGTCCAGATTTTTCCGGTAACGTCATCGCCTACCGTGACGGCGGCACCATTCTGAATGCCAACCCGGCCGCGCCATCGTTGAAGCCCAAAGCTATCTGCTTCGTGCCATTGCTGCGTGGCGGCGTCGTAAATCAGCGTTTCGGTATCGAGTTGGAGAACGTAGAACAGATGGCCTATCCAGCTATATACCCACGCCGAACAATCGGAGGATGCTATGATAGCTTGCTCGACCCCGTGATCCGAAATGCGGTCGGGCTGGTTTCCGACGCGATAGACGATGTTGTCGCTGCCTACCCAGACGATGGTATTGTCGAAGTTGCAGATGGCGTTGCGCGTGCGGGCGCCCTTGTCGAACACCTTTCCCTGAACGCGTTGGATCGGTGCGTCCGCATCGCCAGTCAGATAAAAGAATTCAGTGTGCGACCCGCAAAACACCGACATTTGATCGACACCGATCGCCAGCCCAATAACGGGATCGGTCGATTGCTCGGCGGATACATAGTCGAGACCATCCCACGTCGTGGGATCAAGTGTGTAATAGATGCGCCGGCTGTCTGCGCGCGAGGCAAACGTGTAGCCGCCGAAATATGCCACCGACGACACTGGCGCGCCATCGGGGAAGGCGATCGATTGAAACCCGCCGCCGTTGACGAGAAACAAGTCTCCGGCCGCTATCACGATGCCGTTATCGACGCCTGCGATCTGAACGAGATCGAAAAAGTCGAGATCGCCCAACAGGCTGTCGTTTCTGTAAAGCGCCGAGCCTGAAATCGTGAAGCGGTCGCCGTTGAGCGTATTGGCGCGGTGAAACATGCCATTGATTGGGCCATCACCCAGCGTCGTTTCTTCCCCCATGCCCGGGCGAGGGAAAAGCGCCGTTGCCGCGCGCGAACTGGGAACGGTCTCGGCATAGGTGTTTACCAGCCTGACCTTGGGGAGGTCTGACCGAGAATAGGTCTGGATGCCGTAAGGAACGATGATGCCCAACTGAAACCCACTGTGGATCGCGTAAAACCCGCTCGGGCGCTCAGTCTGTCTAGATCATATCAGATTTGAAGCGGTGTGCAAACTTGGTCCGGCACCTTGCCGGAATGCGCGGCGATTGAATGGGCGGTCGGGCGCTTCTGTAAGGCGTCGGAGTGGCTAGATGACAAAACCCTTATTTGAGCGCTGCGTCGACCACCGGTGCATAAATCGAAGCTATCCGCCCCTGGCCGCCGATACCAAATCCCCCGCCGTCAGTTGGATGTGTGCCATCGCTGAACACTTCGCTTGGCCGTTTCCCGTGATGACGGGACTGGCTGCAGCTTTCGTCTATGCGATTGTCATGCGGCTGGCCGTAGAACGACCGCTTCAGGCCTTGAGGCATCGGCCAGTCCCGATCGTCACATGCACATCGGATGGCAGATAGTAGCGTTGACCTTTCCAGTCCCGGGAATGACAGATCCAAACCGAGCTTTGCTTGCCGTGCCGGTCGCGCCCAAATCCAGCACCGTCATCACGGGATTGTTCGACAGTGCCACATTCGGCGAATTCTCCCCAACCAGCAGGCGTTGCGTCGCGCTGATCGTGCTGTTGCCGCACGTCAGCGGATCGCCAGCGACGCCGTTGATCGTTTCGCCGCCGCACTTTGCCAGCCAGGTGTTGAGCACTTGACGGTCCCATGCGCCCCACCAGTCGAAGTGAAAAGTGCTGCCTGGCGTTTGTACTGGCATGCCAGGCATCCGATCGCTGGACAGATACATCTTGCTCCGCATCGCAAATGTATAAGCCGGGAATTCGGTCTTGGCCTCAAACTGCAGTGTCCAATACCAGTGGTCTGGGCAAACCGTATCGTCGGAACTGCCAAAGCCGGTCTTGTAAGCAGGATAACGCACGTAATCGCGCCCGGTTGAATTGCCCAGCGTCGTTCCATTCCAGCAAGGCGGCGCCGATACGTTGAAAATGATACGGTAGTTCGGCCCCTCGCACTGCCCGTTCCACGGATCGCTGCCATCGGGGTTGATGAGAAAGCGGGAGTAATGCTGATCGTAATCAGGAAATACGCCGGGGCCGGTCGGATCGATCGTCACGCCGTCCGTGATGCGATAGCACTGAATGCCCGAATAGCCGTCATACAGCGCCGGCCGCGTCGGTTGCTTGTCAAAACCCGCCGGCAACTCGTTAAGTCTGATGCTGTTGGTCGGGTCCATCGGGTTGACGCCCCCGATGAAATGAAAATTGTTGAGGAAGCGAACGTTGCGATCGAGGAATGTGTAACTGCCTCTGGTGTAATAAAAGGTCACCGCGTTCGGCTTCACCGGAACGACGACGCCGGGCTTCACTTCATAGAGTAGCGACGGTTCCCAATAAGCTGTGGCATTGAGCGGCCCGCCAGAGCAGGTCGAGGCCGGTGCGGCGCGCAAGCTATTGTAATCACTGCTGGCGGTGACGGCCTTGTTGCCGAAAAACGTATGAGGATGCCCTGCGTTGGGCTGTCCCGGATACAAAATCGGGTCGAAGGTGCCGAACTTGGCAAAAGAGCAATTGGTGCGGAACTTAGCCTCACCTTGATCCATCCGCGAAATGTTGGTGCCGGAAATCCATTGAGAACGGACATAATTCGTTCCCTCGTCAACGTCGGCAGGCTCAGAAGCAAGCGCGGGTGGATCGCCACCCTGCGTATCGGTGAAAATCTCGCTGGTGACGTTGTTGCCGGGATAGCCGACCGTTGGGTTCGCCACCCAGTTGGGCGTTTGCGCTGCAGCGGGCACCGCGAGACACAGAATGAACCAGGCTAAAAGAAAGCGCTTCATGCGGGATTCCACTTAGTAACAGCGATGCTCAGATCGGCTGTGATCGCGTTTGAATAAATCACGTCCCCGGCGGTTGTTTGCGCGGCAATGGCGCTGGCGACGCTGGTTCCAGCATCGACCACCTCGCCGTCCTGCGTGGCTCCCGTCCATGTGCCAGCGGCATTGCCGAAATTGCCGACTGAAACGAGCATTTGCCCGTTGGCGGCGACGGCGAGCGCCCCGTCGACGTCCTGCGCTCCGGGAGCGGCGGACGTCCGCTTTTCGAAATAGGACGCCGCGGGCGCACCAGCCGTTGAGCCCCTGATAGCCTCGACATGCATGACGATGTTGAAGGCAGCGGCTATTGTCGTCGCCACACTGATGTCGGTTAGTATGGTGGTGCCCACTGGCAAATCCAGGCGATATGCATGCGCTTTGCGATAATAGGCCGCATCGCTTTCGCCGATCTTGGTGAAGGCCAAGGCACCGCCGTTGGCCGTGACGCCGGTAACGGTGCCGGGATTGGTGGTCGAAAGAATGGAAAGATGCAGGACAACTTTGTCCAAGGCGCTGAATGTAATACTTCCACCGGGCAGCGTGCCTGCGCCACCACCAAAGCCGATCGCGATTTCGGCGCTCCTCTTGTGCTCGCGAGACACTGCGGCCGCCATTGTATCGCTGACGATATTGCCCCAGACGATTGGATCAGGGCTACGCAGCACGCCCTCTTGCACTTCCACAAGGGCGCCGCCTGGGAATGTCGCCGCCGCGAACAACGGCCACGCAAAGGCGGCAACGCCATCTTCGCTGTCCCAGAAGTCGTCGCTGGTGAAGAGATGATCGGTGTCACGGTTCCATGCGCCTCCGTTCACGCGCCAGCGCATCGTGATGTAGTCGCTGTCGGGAATCATGTCGGCGTATGACCCGCTCCACCGCATTGGATTGTCGCCTGACGTCGACGTGCGCGTGATGACAGGCGCGGTTGCCGCCCCGGGCGTGGGGGTCGGTGTAGGCGTGGGCGTGGGCGCTGGCGAAACAGCCACTCCGCCCGGCTTCTTGTATAGCCCGATGGCGTTACGGAAATACATCAGCAGCCTCGCGCACATGGGAGGAACCAGCGCATCACAAAAGGCCACCGCTCGCGGTTTGATACCAAGCAGTCCCATCCCATTCGAAGTCGGCCCAGCCGGTCAGAGCTTTGGTCACCACACCGATGACGTTGAGCGTGCCGAGCACGCCGGACGGCTTGACGACGCGTTGCCGATAGCCGGGGTAGGGAATGGCAAAGCCTGTGCCCGCGCCGAGCGTGATGTTGTGCGTCACGCCAACTGCAATCGTGCCTGTAAGAACAAGAGTGGTGGGCGTCAGGAGCGGCGTCGTTGACATCGTAGAGGACGTCACGAGGCCGGTCACCAACGGCCTGATCGGCTTCCATGCCCCGCCCTCGCTAACGACCCGCCCGCCGACATCGTAGAGGTCGCTGACCCAGGCGGTCCGCTTGGCGTATGCCGTGGGGTTCTGGGTCGCGAGCTGGGCCAGCGTCCACGTATTGACATCGCCGAGCCCCGCCGAATTCAGGGCCGACGTGAAAAGCTGGAGTGCGCGATCCTCGCTAATGCCGCCGCCGACCTCCGCCACGTCAGTATTCCGTGGCCGCGAATGTCTTCCCCGTCGTAGCACAGAACACGCTGATCGCACGGTTCGTGCTGACGTTAACCGGGGCGCCGGCCGCAAGCTGATAGCCGTTCGTCGCCGACGCTGCCGTGCCGTTCTCCGACAGATACATGACCGTGTCGCTGGTGTTCTGGAACGTTATGCCGACGCGCGATGGGTTGGCCGCTGCAACCTGCTGTGCGGTGCCTCCGGTCGTGATCGTTCCTGAGCGATCCGTGCCAGCGGGAAGGGCGGTTGCGGCCGCGCCAGCAACCACGACTAGCTCGGCCTGCCTCGCCGCCCCACCATAGGTAATCAATGCGGTATCGGCCATGTCATGCCCCCATAAAAATGCTTGTTCGGTCAGCGTCGAACAGGCCCATCTGAAGGGCCTCCGCGCGCTGAATGATGGTGTTCGTGCCTGCCGGATTCAGCCGCGTAGCCCCGACCATGTTGGCCATGCGCGCGGCGAGCGACACGTAGACGCATTCGGCCCACTTCTGCGGCACATCGAGAACATCGTCGGTATTCACGACGTCGGCGATCGTGCGGACTGCATCGAGATAAAGCACCGTCGAAACGGTCGGAACCGGCCATACGGTCAGCGTGACTTGGCTGACGCCTTCGTGGCTGGTGTAAAGAGTGGGAACGCCGCCCTGCGCCTTGTTGGGCAGTTCCAGATAGCGACCGCGCTCGATGCGAAACAACGGGCGCGATGAAACCGTCCCGATCCGCACCCCGGCGACGTCCGCAATGCCCTGGGGAAGATCCACTGACGCAACGCCGGGGCCGAACGTGACTGTGGTATCCGTCTGGCGCCACGAGGTGAGCCCGCGAGCCTGCCAGCCCTTCAGCATCCACTGGAGCGCTCTAAGCCCGTCCTGCGTGTCCTCGGCGGTCGGCTTCTCGCCAGCCGCCAGCACGCCAAGCTCCTGCATGGCGGCCGCCACGTAGTCTTGGGCGAGGAGAAGGGCGCCCGTCGCCATTACAGATCAGCCGGCGTGACGGTGCCGACGAACGCATCCGCAGGCTCCGGCGACATATCGCGACGCGGAACGCCTTCGGGATAGATGCGCGGCGCCTGCATCGTGTCCGGCTTGGCGTCGAGATCGTCCTTGCAGACCATTAGGCCCTGCCAGTTACGTGTGAGGTCGGTGAGGCGGTGCTTGAACCCACAATACGTGCAGACGCCGTAAGCCCCGCCGGGAACGTAATGCACGGGAACGTTGCGGATGCCGGTCATACCTGCCTCTGTGTTGCTCCGGGGCGGCAACCAAAATCACCGCCCCGGAACTACGCGACGAACGATCAGCCCGAAGCTGACGGATTGCCGAAAATGCTGCGCCAGTCAGCCGCGCCGCACGAGAAGCGCATCGTGGCCTTGGCCTTCGCGTTCTCTGTGTCGAAGTCGTTGTCCTTTTCGAGTTCGACCTGACGGCGCCACATCGACACTAGACCGTTCGGCACATCGGTCTGGATGAACCAGGCGTTCTGCGACGAGAGATACTTGTTGACGACGATGTCGGGGACGATGCCCATCGCGTTGAGCGCGTTGATATCGTTGTTGTTGGTTCCCGAACGCAGCACCGAGTTCAGCACGCGGGTGGCGTTGAACGCGACGTTGGGCGGGATGATCAGCCGGCGAACACCGGCCGAGATCGGAAAGCCCCGGTTGTTTTTCAGCGCCCAAACTGCCTTGGTCGCATCCTCCATCGCAGCTTCAGAGAAGTCCGCTGCCGTCAGGAGGTTCGACTGGTTGCCAGAGAGCGTCGGGTGAGCCGCCGAATACAGGGCAGCGCCGTCGCCGATCGGATAGGCGGTATTGAAGCCGCGGTTGAACACGTTCGCGTGAACGTATTCCGCCGTGGTGTTCATCGACCAGGCGAGATTGCCAGAACGAGCCTGGCTGACGTTCTCGTAGAGGTCGTCCTCCAGTTCCTCACGCGTGACGATGTAGCCCAGCCCGTAAACGGCGTGCTGGAAGATCGCCACATAGCCCTGCTGATCCGAGTCATACTGGATCGGGGCCGCTTCCGACTTGGTCGGAGCGAGGCCGAACGTCGTTCCTTCAGCAATGCGCTCCTGGAACTTGTTCGAGCTCATCTTCTCGAAGATCTTCGACCACGTCGGCGGAACCCTCGTGTATTCGAGACCAAACCAAGCCTTGACCCCCGGCCAGAAAGCGTCGGGGTGCGCACTGCGCGTAATGATACCTGCGGGCATGTCCTATGCTCCCCCTTAGACGCCGGTCGAGCCGGCGGCGCCGGTTTCGGTGGGCTGATTGATGGCGACGAGCCACTTGCCGTACGCCTTGGCCGGGCCTTCGTTGTCGGCACGGCGTTGGAATTCGACGATGCGGAGCTGGCCGGTGTTCGTGGTCACCGCAGACGTGCTGTCCATGGTGAAGCCGGAGCCGTTCGCACCGCCCGTGCCTGCCAGAAGCTGGGCGTTCTTGCCCATCGCCGCCGCAGTCAGGGCAGCGCCGTCAGTGGTCGCGCTTTCCTGAATTTCGAACAGCAAGTTGGGATCATCGGCGACGATCACATAACCTGCCGTGGAAGCCGGCCGGGCAGGGTAGGGAGCCGCCAGCGGCGCACCCGGGCGAAACCCGACCACAACACCCGTGATGCGGTTGCCTGCGCCTGCGGTCGCCCGCGTGCAGCTCGGGAAGCCGTTCGTGTCCGAACCCGCAACAATAACGACTGGATCGCCTATATACAGCGCGGTCGCGTCCGAAGCCGGGACGTAGTAATGCCGCGCGGCGCCCATCCAGGGCGAACCGTTGCGGTAGCGACGAGGCGTAAGCCCGGTCGGAGCATTGGCATTTGCCATTAGTCGAAACCCCTATGAAGGGGCTCGGTTCAAAGCCCCCGTTGCGTGGTGACGCGGTTTGTCACGCTGGTCGGGACACGAAGCCCCGCGCTTGACTTGCCGTCGCCTTCAAGCTGGCCCGCCATCGCTCGCTCCTCGATCGCATCGACAGTCATGTCGTCGCGGGTACGGTCGGCTGCGTCCCAGTCGGCATATTTGGAGCAAAGCACGAGACGTTCTTCCGTCCCTGCCATCGGGTTGGCCTGTATCGGCTCGATCCCTTCAACCCGGTCCCAGTCGTTAGCGTGTGCATCGACCATACGGGTATCCATGATCCAGCGAACGACCTTGCCCTCGCGGCGCATTTGTTCCTGTATCTCTCGGGGAATGGCGAGTTTTTGATTAGCCATCCGGTCTAGATCGCCATCATCGCGGCGACGGCGCTCTCTGCGCATCTCGGCAGCGCGGGGTGATACCGACTGCTCCAGAACGGCCTCAGGTTCCTTTACCTGATCGGGCACTTGCGCCCTGACTGTCCGATCGTACTGGCCTCGCGGCATAACGATGCTCCTTGCGTTAGCTTAAATTGTGATGCCCGTCAACTGGCTACGAACTATGCGGCGTCCGCCCAGAAATCCTTGGCATACTGCGCGTCGAAAGCTTTTCGATCGGGCGCGGTACCCCGCATTTTCGCAGCTTCAAAAAACCGGTCGGCGGCTTTGCGGGCGACCTCGGGCATGTCGGCGAACGTCTTGCCCGGAGGCTTGGCATTGGCACGCGATCCGGGCTCGTTGAGCAACGGAGTCTTACCCTGTGTCTTGGCCTGACCGTGTTCGGGAAAGCGCTTAAGGACGGCCTCGCGAACCTTGGCGAGCTGAGCGGTCGGATCAGTCACGCCTTCCCGCGCCAAGCGGTTCGACACCGACACGGCATAGTCGGTCGCATCGGCGTCCGTGCCATACCACGGGTTATCGCGCTGGAACTGGGCTACCGCATCTCCGCCATCCGGGGCGGGCGCCTGGTTCTCGCGTTCGAGGCTGCGCATTTCATTTGCAGCAGCAGCCGCAGCGTTGGCGTCCTTGTTTTCGACGGCAGTGTTGAAACGTGCCTCGATTTCCTTGGCCCGGCTCTCGACTTCTCGTTTCACGGCGCGATCGGACGCGGCAACGATGCGCTCGACGCTGCCCTTCAACTCCTTCACCTCGCGCTTGAGGTTCCGGTTGTTGGCATCCGTCGACTTGATCCACTCGGCTGCGGTGCGAGCCGTCTTGCCATCGGCTGGCACATGATCGGGGTTCCAGCCCATCTCCATCGCCAGCATTTCGACTTCGGTGCGCTGACCACCGTCATTGCCACGATCCGGATCAATGTTGTTATCGGGCGCAGTAACGGTATCGACCGTCTGCGTGTCTTCGCCATCAGCCATTGCGCTGCTCCTCTACGATCGCCAACACGTCTTTATCAGCGATAAGCCTGTACTCGCGCCCATCGGCACCGGTCGTGCGGACGCCGGCCAGCTTGGCGAACTGGACCACATCGCCAACCTTCGGCAGCGTTTCTGGCGGGAAATTGGCGAAGTCGAAACAGGCGGGAGACATCGAGACGACACGCCCCGTCACCTCAACCAACTGTTCCTTTTCGACCAATGTATCGGGCTTCCATAACCCGCCAGCGGTTTGCTTTTCGGCCGCAGCAGGCGCGACCAACATCGTAAAGCCCATCGCCCGCAAACCGGGCTTGCATTCGCTCAATTCCGGCACGCTGGCCATGTGATCTATTCCTCTTCCGTCTCGCCTAACGCGCCACACAGCGCGCCGTAATCTGCATCAACCACCGACTGGAACGTGTCGGCCCTGACCCTCAATTCTTGACCCAGCACGGCGTCAAATTGCCCCGCCAGCCATGCTGTCCTGTCCCATTCCGCCTTCTGCGCTGCCGCTTGGGCCGAAAGGGCCTCCATTACCCAGACCGTCAGCGGATCCGCCCGCCAGGCCAGGAACTGATCCCGTGTTATCTGTGCCGGCTTCACCAAGTCTCATCCCCGTTTCTACGCCGGCCTTGCCCGCCCGCGCGCTGGCCTCCGCCGCACGCGCAACGTTCAAGTCGGCTTGGGTTTCTGTCTGCCTGACCTTGGCGACCGCCAACGGATCGGGCGCGTTTTGTTGCGGCAGCAGTTCGTCGATATCCTCGATCCCGGCCGCTTCCAGAATGCGGCGATTAATCGCGAGATCGTTGAGGCCCTGACCACGCATCCCGGCCAAGATCTGCGCTTTGGCGATGCGCTGGGCGGATGTGACGGTCGTCGGATCGGCCACCGGTTTGATGTCGGCGTCACGCTCTTCGAAATCCTTGGCGAAATCAGCCTCGGGATCGTCCAGAACGTCAGCGTAATCCTGTGCGGCTTCTTGGCCGCCATGTTCCTCAAGATTGTCGCGGATCTGGCAGAACTCTTCGCCCAGCGCCCGATAGATGCGCTTATAGATCGCGGTGAATACCTGAAGCCCTTGCTCGATCAGCGCCAGCGTCGTGCCCACCGGGGCCGTATTCGGTGCGTCACCTGTGACGATGTCCTTGACGCTCGTAATGTCTTTCGCCGCGCCGAGCATGAGCTCAAGTAGGCTCATCATGATCGGCGATGGGTTCGGGAACGTGCGTTCGACAATGCCGGCGCGCAGATCGGGGCCGGATACGTTGACCGGCTTATATTCCCCCGGCTCCCAGCGGATTACGTCGCTGCGATTGTCGCCCTGCAGCCGAAGACCGGCGGCAATGAAACCACCGCCTGCAATCTGCGCGCGGCCAGCGTCGAGCATCTGGTTTACCGCGGCGTCAATGACATCGTTCGACTGGCTGGCGAGATGAGCGAACCCGATATCGTAGAACCCGCCCTTGGGGTCGGGAATGAAGGAATACTTGATGTAGTGGACCGTGCGCGTGATTCTTTCGACGCGCGACTGATCATCGCTCAGGTGAACGTCTTCATCATCGAAATCGGCCTCGATCCGCAGCACCCATTGCGTCTTTTCGTCAACGGTGACGACATAAGGCTCGAACACGCCGTCATCGTCCAGGTCCATTAGCCGATGCTGTTCGAGCAGCATCCGCGGCTCTTGCTCGTCATCGCCTTCGGGTGACAACGTGACCGTGCGGTATTGCCCCGACGCCATGCGCTCGGAAATCTGATACGGGTATATGTCGCGCATGACCTCAGTCGCTCGCGGCGTCGTCTTCAGGTCCTTGGCCGACTGCGGCACGACCAGGTCGAGGGCGGGAATATACGCGGCGCGCTGACCCTTTGCGCCCTTCCACAGCTTGCGGAACGCACAGCCGACGATCGGCATTTGCGTCATCATCGCATCGGTGTCGGCTTCCCAGTTCTCTAACCGGAACTCCATGAAATAGTTCAGGTACGTAGCGACGCGATCGGCACGAGCCTGTTTCGCGCCGGGCTTGATTTCCCATGCGGGTTCGGGTGGCGGGGGAGGAGCGGGCGGTTGCGCGCCGGGCTGAGGTGCCTCAGGCTGCTGCATCGCCAGCGCCTGTGAGGCTTGCTCGAAGGTCGCGGGCTGGCCGTCGATAATCACCATCGGGCGACCCTGCTGATCCAGCATGGGCTTGCCCTTGTCTGACCCGATGACCTTGATCCGCACCATGTCACCGGGGCGACAGATTGCGGGATAGGCGCGCGCATTGAACTGTTGCGCCGCGACGGTGAGGATGGGGAAGTTGAACCGACTATGGCGATAGGGTGGCGGGTTCTTGAGCTCCACCTTTTCTTGTGCCGCGCGCTTCAGTCCCTCCCGGACGATTTCTTCCCACTCGGAGCGGTCGGCGAGATCGCGCTTGTAATCCTCGACAGCGTCGGTGCCGATTTTCGTGAGCGTCTGTTCGTCCAGCAAGTCGGACAGGTCGCCTGGATGCTTGGCGATTTGGGCGAGCCTGAGCAGCTTCGGGTCGATGTCCGAAATATCTGCCGCCTGCTCGCCCGCCTCTATCACGCGATGTCGCTACCCGGACCCTGAGCGAACGGGTTCGGCTCGGGCGCTTCGTCCTTCATCTTGTCGCTGGCCTGCGCCAGACCTTCGGCGGCGTCGCGCTTCGGGCCGGTATCTTCGTCCAGGCCGCCGGCGGTCGCGTCGTTGATGTCGGTCTTGGTCATATTCGGCACGTCGGTCGGATCGATCAGCGGAGCGACCGCTTCGTCCGTCGCATCGGTGCGCTCGGCGGGGACCTTGGTGTTTTCCGGCTTGGTCGCGGCCTTGGTCGGCGCGGAATGCTTCGTCATTGTGAACTCTCCATCGACAGGGTGGTCCCTACGGTGGAAATTCATTTGCCGATTTTAAACGGCCTTGGGCACGGGTTATTAAATCAGGTGCCGGGTCCGTCGCCCTTCGGCTCAGACGCCTCGATCTCGGTGATGCGCTCTTTGATCGCGCGGACGTTCTGTTCGTAGCCGGGCACATTCTCGCGGGCTGCGAGCTTGCGCTTCAGGTCAAGTAGCTCAGACATCGGCCCAGTTCCTCTTCTCGTAGATGACAGCGTTTATCGTTCCGAGCGACACCCCATGCGCTGCTGCCAATGCCAGCCGTCGCTCCATGGATAAGGGCCGCTGCTCTGTTCTAAGCATCGCTACAGACTGTGCGGTCAGTTTGGCTCGGGGGTGTTTTCCCTGCCTAGGCGCGGTGCCGTGCTCAATTCTGTCGTGCTGATTTTCTTTGCACGTCGCCCAACGCAAATTGCCCACGCTATCATTGGCGCGATCGTTATCGCCATGCGCCGCTTGGTGTTTGTTGGTTGGCGGCGGCCCAACGAAAGCCGAAAGTACCGCCCGACACGCTCGGACCGTTTTTCGACCGCGCTCACCATACAGCCCAAAAAACAGGTAGCCGTCTTGATCCCGATAGCCTGTCAGCAAATCGCCACTGGCAGCATTGCGCACGCGACCGGTCTCGCTGACCTCGTACTTGGGAAACTGCGGGATTGATCGCCATTCCATTAGTTGTCCTCCCAAATCGCGCTGAACCCTTCGGCCACTGCCTGTGGGAGTTGAGCCATCACCATGTCCAAGGCTATGCACCTGGACGCTAATTCATTCACGTCCTCGCCATTCCAGCGAAACCCCATTCCATGCGTGCGGCCAGCGATCTTCATGGTCGCCGCGACACGTAGCCCGCCATTGTGCGCAGGCAGCAACCATTCGCGAACGTGGTAGCCGTTCTGGCGCGCGCATTCCTCCAGCCGCTTCTTTACCTCGTCCGTGCCGATGTGAGCGATGAAATGGACCATTAGTACCCCGCAACCGATTGGGCTTCTTCGAACTGACGCGACGGCCGGTCATTGTCGAACTGGCGGTCGATGAATAACGGCTTGGCGATGGCGATCAGGCCGGCGGCGTCCGCTCCATGTGATGCCCAATCATGCTCCGGACCAAGCCCAATGCCGCGCTCGGCGTCTCGCTTTTCGTGATAGGCAGCGAGTGCATCAATCCCACCCTGGCAATGCTCGGGATCGATCCAGATTGACGGGAACAGACGACGCAATGCCTCGACCCGCTGCATCGCCGCGCCCTTGCCCTGATTGACGACGACCTCAGCTTCAAACCCTGCCTCGCGAACGTGATCGACATAGCGCATGGCCGACAGATGATTGGTCTGCGCGCCGTCGTGCGGCAGGATGCAAACGGCCTTTTCATACCCATTGTCGCGAAGCCACTGAACATGGACTTCTAGCGGCTGGCCCTGCGCCTCATAGTAATCGACCAGCTTCACCCGGTCGCCGACGAACTGCACGACCCATATCGCGGTACTATCGCGCGTACCGATGTCCCAGAATGCCCAGAAGCCCAGCAATGGATCTATACTAAGCGGCACGATCCGCTTCTGCGCACGGGCGAGAGCGAGCGACTGCGCGAAATAGGCTCCTTCAGCCGTCTGCTCGAAGTCGCCCTCCCAGATATGATTATAGCTGTCAGGGCGGCGCCCCAAATCCTCCAGGCGCTTGCGCTCCAGCGTTTGCGGGAACCACGGATTGTCGCGCCAATTCAACTCTACGATCTTGGAGCGGCCGGGAGGATTATCGCGGAAGCGCTTGTTGGTCGCGCTGCGCTTGCTCTTCGGGTTCCATGTCACCCAAAGCTCGCTATCTTCCTCACGTAGCGTCGGGATCAGCGTCGCCCACGCTTCTTCCGTCACTGGCTCGGCTTCGTCCACCCAGGCCAGGCGAATGCGGGCGGTCGATTTGATGCTGGCGATTGATCGATCGAGCCCAGCGAACACATAGCTGATCCGACCATCACGAGTGCGGATGTACTTTTCGCCGACGTCGAAATGATCCGCCAGCCATTGCTCCTCGCGGATCGCGGCCTTGATCTCCTCCAGCGAAGAATCGGCCAAGCTGTTCATGAACTGACGACCACAAAGGATCACGCCTTCATCGCCTCGCTGCGACCACGAATAGGCACGGACGGCGGTCATTTTAGCGAAGGTGCGCGTCTTACCGCTGCCGCGTCCGCCATGTGCTCCCCGGTAGTCCGCCTCACCGATAAAGACCGGCTCCAGCTTCGGGGGGACGTTAACGATCGCCCTGTGCACTGTATCCGCGAATGATGACCTCTGTCACCGTCTTGATTGGATTGTCCTGATCGCCTGCAACCTGGATCGGGATCAGCTTAGCAGCGAGCTTATAGAACTCGGTGGGCTCATCCGTTGCCCAATCGAGAAAATGAGCATGGTCACCGCCCGCGGCTTGCTGCAACTTGTCGTAGACGACTTGGATAGCCGAGCGCATCGAGGCAGTAGCCTTGTTCGGCGTGCCCTTGGTTCGTCCTCCAGTCTTAACGCCTTTAGCCATTCTACTGACGCTCTACTCTAGAACATGCCGGCGTGGCGCGCGATCACCACAATCCCGATAATGATCAGGATCAGCGTGCCGATGTTGGTCAGGTTCGCGTCGGGGCTCACCATGCGCAAGACGTAGACGCATAGCGCTACGACAAGCAGCACAATAAGTGCGAATACGAGAAGGGTCACTTGACCGTTACCGTGCTGACCGGCTTCGGCCCACGAGCAAGCGCCTGGCGTCCCGTATAACCCTTCTTCATCGCCGAAGCGACGCTGACGGGAAGCGGCTTGGTTGGTGTGCCGTTGATCGTGGTGGGCATGTTATTTACCTCCGATGCAATATCGCCGCGCACGCTACGGAATTTTGCCCGGCGTGGGGACGGGTCATTAAATCGCGCCCATACGTTGCAGGTCAGCGCGAATACGGCGGGCATTGCGGTAATCGGTCAGCCCGCAACGGCGTGCGATCTTGGCGAGGCTGATGTGCTCGCCGTTCGCCGCTGCATCGATAAGTGTTTCAAGCACACGCTGACGGCGCGGCGTCATGCGCCCGGATGGTCTACCGCGCATCACTGCTCTCCCGAGCTAGGGCGATCACAGGGCCTCAACCGTGATCGTGCCGCCGGTCGTTGGAGCGCGACCGCCATCGTTTTTCCGTCTGTGGCGATCGTGGTCAAAGCCCTTCCTCCCCTTGAAGTAGAGATGGGATGGTCATGCGGCCTGGTCCTGCACGAAGGTGCTGTTGCGATGGTCGAACGTGACCATGACGCTGCCCTTTTTGCCCGGCAGTCCCATCCTAACCTTCGTCACGCGAAGTTCGGCGCGGTTTTCGTCGGGGCGGGCGCGATGATAGGTAAGGCCGTAGTCGGCCTTGTTCGCCCAATTCGCCGAGCCGCTGATATCATAGAGCCCCGGCACTCGAGCGCGGCCTTCGGCTGGCTTCGTGGGGTGCGCGACAATCCAGAACGCGACCTGGTATTGCTTGGCGAATTTCTTGATCGCCCTCAGCGCTCGAGAAATATAATCCGTTTCGGTTTCGTCTCGACCGCGCTTGTGCTCGAGCTCGTTCCACGGATCCAGGATGACGACGCGGACGCCATCGCGAACGACTGCGGTGCGGCACAGGTCGAGGAAGAACGTCAGGTCCATTTCCTCGTCTTCATCCACGAGCTGCGTGATGATCCGGACGTTGTCGTCAATCTGTGCGTCGATCGCGCGCATGTCCTTGTGCTGGGCTTCGTTGAGCGAACATTGGCCGACCGCGGCACGCAAATGGTCACGAAGGATCGGCTTCACGTCGGTTTCGAAACTGGCGATGCACAGGGGAACGTTGTGGCGGATCAGATGGCCGGCGATGGCGTTCATCACCGTTGACTTGCCCATATTGGCGTAGCCCGTGAACACGGTGAGGGTGCCGGGCACGATCGCTAACATATCATCGAGCGGCGCAATACCGGTTGGAAACCACAGAATGTCGGCGCGCTCTGGAAAGTCGGAAAGGCTGTAGAGACCCTTGATCGGATAGGGCTTGGCTTCATCGAGCATCCGCACAAGCGCGTCGTGGCCGTGATGCTTGGCAACGTCGCCAGCATCTTTGCAACCGTCGGGATAGGTGACGAACAAGCAGCGCTCGGGGCCGAACAGACGGCACAGATCAGCCGCAAGCGCACGACCTGCCTCATCGCCATCGACGCACAGCACGACCTTGCCGACCTTGGACAGTAGCGCTTCGCAGCGCCAGAACCATTGATACCGCTTGCCCTCGGTAAGCTGCTCATCATCGCTCGAGCGCTGCGGTGCTCCGTTGGGCACTGACACGACCCGGCGCTTGCCGGCGGTAAGGATCGTCAGCGCGTCCCATTCCCCCTCCGTTATAATCAGCGGAAGGTTGGCGCAAGAGTCGTCCAGGAGCACATCGTGGTTCCACAACGTCAGCGGGGCGTCGTCGTCCATCTGATAGGCGTGGGCTTCCGACGTGACCCGGTATTTGTGGTTCACGACCCGGCCCTGCTCGAGGTACGGCGCCGACAGCCAGTTTCTGCCCGAGCGCACGACCGTGTGCAGCCCGAATTTTTCCGCTAGCATCGGGTCGATGCCGCGAGCGTCCAGCCAATCGGCGTGCGGTTTCTTCAGTTCCACGGCTTCCCCCGCTCCATTGGCAATGATGACAAAATGCTGCCCACCCATCCGCGTCGATCAGGACGGCCAGACAACGCTCGGTTTTCTTCCGTCGATTGCTCGAGCATTGCGGACAGGTCGTGCGGTGCTCGCCCTCGTGAGCGGAGCGCACGGCTATCCCGGCCGCAAAGAGTTGTTCCGCGATCAACACAGCGGAACATGCTCGCGCTCCGTCATCTGCGCCCTGAAAATCCCCTGAATGTAGGCCACGGGGTCAGGGGGTCGCTTGAGCATGGCCGCTGTGATGGCTTGTGCGGTTGCAGGCTGCCCGTGCTCGCCGCACCACTTCCCGATGAGGCTGGCCTTGCTCTTGCCCAGATAGCCTTTCGCAGCGTCCCAAAAATCCTTGTCGGGATTAGCTTCCGGGCCGTTATCGTTAGATAACGGAGTAGGTGATTGTGGCGCGGAGGCGTTGGAAGGCATTTCGGCAGGCATTTTGCAAGGCAATTTGATGGCATCTTGCCAGCCCTTCGGACGATGATCGTTTGCCTCCGGCCCCTTGCTCGAGTTGCACGAGCGGCAAAGAGGCTGAATGTTGTCGATACCGTCCGACCCGCCCTGATAGATCGGCTTAATGTGGTCTTTGACCAGCGTTTCATCTGCGCCGCAGCGGACGCAGTGATAGCCGCAAATGGCCTTCAAATGCTCCCACTCGCCGGCGGTGTGCGTCGCTATCGCGCGCGCCGCCGCAAGCCGCTCTGACCGCAGATGCCGCCCCCGCTCGCCGCTGGAGCTTTCGCCCCACTTGGCATTAGCACCGTCGCGGCCTTTGCTCGAGCGGCGCTCGGCGTTGCTCTGGGCAGACACTAATTCCTGGTCGATCCGCTTGTGCCGCCACTCCCCATTGCTGATTTGGAACAGTCGCTCGAGCGCGGGGCGGTGTTTGCGCCATGCGCCGCGGTCGAGCTTCGTAATCTGCTGAAGCACGGCGTCATCGTCTGGCGCAGGTCCGTTGCGCCAATAGTCAAGGATCAACAGCAGATAGGCACCATGCTGCTCGGTCGTGAGGCGCTGGGTGTCTCCCAGATAATCCCCGACATAGAACGGCATCCATGCTGTAGCGGGTGCGCTCATGCCGTCTCCAATCCGTGCGCCTGGATCAGGAGCGTCGTCTCTTCGTCGGTAATCAGGCCGCCCATGCGCGCGGTCAGAATCATGCGTTTGCGCGCCTCCGCAGTCGCGCAGCCGTTCACGAGGATCTGAAACCCGCGCATCTGTTCTGCTCGAGCTATGATGTCGGGGAACAGCTCGGCGATCGTGCGAGGCTCGCTCATCGTGCCAAGCTCCACAATTCCACCCGGCAACCCTCCACAGACGGGTCGCGATCGACGCGCAGGGTATTGACCCAGCGGTCATCGATAATCAGCGAGGCTTCCGTGAGCGCATCCAGCACAGCCTTGGCGCGGCCGTCCACGTCCGAACGGTGATTGATGTTCACCAGGATGTGGACGGCGTAGGGCTTCTCCAGCTTGGGCAGAGAGACATAGCGGCCGAGAATGTCGGAGACGTTCTTCTTCCAAGCCGCATACTCTTTCGAGATGAAGCGGCGCTTCGTCTTGAAGTCGGTAGCGAACAGGCTGTTCGTGCTCGGAGGGGTGGGCAAATCGAACGTCATTGCCCTGCGATCCTCTCGACCACGGCACAACCGCTGAAGTTCGCTAGGCGGCGATCCCAGCCAGGGATGTCTTTATGGGGAACCGCGACGAGCAATGCGTGACGCGCGACCGTGAGAGGTGCGACGCCATGCTTGCCAGCGAGTTCGGTGATCGTGGCAGCAACCGGGCGTAGATCATCGTGCAGAGCGGTTACAGCGGATGCGGTGAGCCTACCCACGGGCTATACGCTCCCGCTTGAGCCCTTGGGCGAATAAGAGGGCGCGTTGACGATCGCGGTCTGCTATGCGTGTGCGAGCAGCCTTGGCGCGTTCGCTCTCAATACGGCGCGCAGTCGCGGTGGGGTGAGGAAATAAGCGGCGCCATGCGTTGATGAGGCGAGCTTTCATTTCGCCATCGCCCGAATGTCGTTGACGATCTCGGCAACGCGAGCAGTGGGAAGGCCGAGACGGTGCGCGATTTTACTGGCGCTGTCCGTCGTGTTTCTGGCGCTTGCCTCTATGTGGCGGCGCTGGTCGGGGGTTAAAAGCTTCATGCGCCCACCAGCGGCATGACGAAGCTCATATTGTGCTCGGCGCAGTAACGGCGGAAAGCGTCTACGTGCAGTTCGCCCGGCAGCATGTCGATGCCGTGGCCGACTGTTCCGCCCTTCCAGGAGCCTTTGCGCTTACCAGTCTCAGCGGAGAATCGGATGTCGAGCGAGCGGCGAATTTTGTTGCGCCGAAATAGCGACAGCCACTTGAATTTACGCTCGCCAAAGGCCCATTCGCGCTCTTCGATTTTCGTGACGGCGGTAATCCGCTCGCCGTCAAAATCATCGAAGTCGAACGATGCTGTGGGGCAGGCATCTTCGAGACGCTTCTGCTCGGCGTATGCTGGGCTGTTGAACTTGGCACGGTGCGGGAGCTTGGCGAATAGTTTGCCGTCCAAGCCATAAAGGCGATGGCCAACGAAGCGCCATTGCTTCCATGGCAGGAAATAGCACTTGGATTTGTCGGTTGTGCTATCGCCCGTTTGCTGGCCATAATCGAGATGTAACGCGCCCTCGACAAAGACGAAGCCGTACTCGCGCTCGTGGCTGTCCCAATAGCCGCCAGCGCCTTTCGACCAGCTATGGCGCGACGTATCAACCCACTCGCGAGCGGGTTTGATGATCGGGGGCAGCGCAACAATTAGCGTGCGCCCAAAGGCGTGCATCCGCAGACGACAACCTGGGTAGTCATCTCCATCACCAGAACCAAGCACGAGGCCGAAGCGGCGGTAGCTACGCTCACGGGCAAAGGTGAATGGCCCGAAATAGCGGTCGTTATCGCTCCAATGGATACGCATTAGGCAGCCCTCACAATTTTGCGGAGAAGTTCGTCCAAAGCGTCGCGCGCCTGCTCGATCGTGGAGCGATTGCCCCGCACCTCGTCGGGCGTGATCTCGTCATCATCCTCAAGCGCCACGGAGAGCGCGAGTGCGGCTTTCAGAACCTTGCTGCCACGGATGCGGTCGGGCTCGCTCGCGGTCGGGCGGCTGTCGTGACAGAGCCGGTCGAGCTTGCCAGTGAAGCGACCGTTCCACTCGCGCGTCAGCCCGTCGGGCCGCGCGGCCAGGCAATGCCAGAACAACGCGACCAACTCGCCGATCCCCAGCGCGCCCGACGCCGCGCGCTCGACCAGCGCGAATAGCGGCCCTAGCTCCTGCTCCGCCGCGACCAACGCCGCGAAGCTCGGGCGCAAAACCAGATCGGCCCCGCCGACCCGCACCATCGCCTCGCCGCGCGCCGGGTTGGCACTCATGCGGACACCACCGCGCCCGAGCTTTCCAGGCTCAGCGTGTAACTGCGCTCGCCATTGAAATCCCCGGCATAATCGAGCCGCGTGACCAGGAACTTGCCCGTCATCGTGTCGCCGCTCTCGAAGCTCAGCCGGTAATCGTCGAGCGCGCCGGCCAGCGCGTTGCCCTTGATCCGGGTTTCCGCCGCCGAGCCGGTGAACACCCCCGCCCCCGACACGCTGACCGATCGCACCCCCGCCCCCGACAGCAATTCGCGCCACCCGCCCGAATCCTTGGAAGTGATCGCGACGAGCTCGCCGTTGATCGACAATTGCGTCGTGCGCAGCCCCGCGACGGTCGCATAGACCACCGGCGTCGCGCCGTTCCCGACCTTCAACAGGAAGGCCGATCCTTTTTCCGCTGGCATGATGTTCTCCTGCTATATGAATGACATGGTGTGCATCGGTGTGCCCTTGCGCCAAGTCGCGCACCGGCGAGCGTGCGGCGAGCTTTTCAGCCGTTACGCCTATCCGGGCGGCGACTTCTGGATGCTCGGCGAGCAGCCAATCGGCATCTTCCCAATCGAAATCCCAGAGGCCTAGCCACTCGTCATTCGACCAAGTGCCGTGTAAAGTGTTTAGCGCGATCTCCGCAGCGCGGCATTCGGGATGATAAAGCAACGTCCCGAAATCGCCGTCCGTCGTGCCCGCCCAGCGAATTGCGGGCTGGCCGACTTCGACCATCTGGCTGCACGCGTCGCAGCGCCGCGCCTTACGCACCGCCTTGATTGCGGACTGGGACGAGAAGTCGCCCACTACGCCGCTATTCCCTGTTCTGGGGTGGCGGGCGTGGGCGGCTTCCGAAGGGGCATGGTCGCCAGAAACCATTCAGCGTCCACGTCCGGGCGTCCGGCCATGTCGATCAGCGCGGGCCAATGCTCGGGCGGGATGCGATTGCGCGAACGCCACTGGCGAACATTGATGCTTTCGATCCCCAGCTGGGTGGCAACGGCGGGTGGCCCGCCTAGCTCGGTGATCAGCGCGTTGTGATCTTGCAGCGTGTCCATTCACAATCGCTACAACGGATAGCGTCCAAGCGCAATATGATTTATAGCGCCGCTACGTGCAATAGCGTCGGCATGGATGATTCGTTGGAAGCACAGGGTAAAAGGCTTAGACAAGCGAGGGAGACGGCGGGCTATGGCACCGCTGCCGAGTTCGCTGCGGCGATGAAAATCAAGGCCGTCACGTATCGAGCCTACGAGGCCGGCCAAAACAGTTACGTCAAATATGCCCACCAGTTCGCCGCCAGGCTGCGCGTCAGTGCCAAATGGCTCGTGCAGGGTGGTGAGACTGCCGGAAACGCCGAAGAGGAGCGGGAAGAGGGGGATCTGGCCATTCAGGCGAAGGAAATGGGGCTAGCCCTCGTTCCGCAGCTTGAGCTGGGCTATAGTATGGGCGGAGGGTCGATTTTTTCCGACTATCGCCAGACGGGCTTTATGCCATTCCACCGCGAGTGGCTTCGTCAGTTCATGCGGGGCCAGTTTTCAGACCTGTTCGTCGCTCGGGGCGAAGGCGACAGCATGAGCGGCACGATTTTGGACGGCGATATAGTCTTGATCGACACCGCCCAAAAGCGCATCGAGCAACAGGACCGCATCTGGGCGCTTAGCTATGGCGATCTCGGGATGATTAAGCGGGTTCGGCGGTTGCCAACTGGTTCGTATAAGCTGCTGTCAGACAATCCCGCCGTGCCGCCGATCGATGCCGTTGATGACGAAATGCACGTGGTAGGTAGGGTGGTCTATATCGGCCGACGAATGTGACGCGAAAATTTTCGCCCGATTTTTCGAGGGTTCGAAATGCTGTTTTCAGCGCCTCGCGTGGACTGAACGTCTCTAGTGCCAGTACCTAGAAACCTACATGACCTTTGGTGAATCCAGAGCAAAGCGGGCATAGGACTACTACCCCTGTCAGAGGACAGAGGCAGTCCCGCCCGCTTTCGACTGCATGACCTTCGGAGCCATCCGTCGCTTCGCGCGCGCATCCATGCCGGAGCGGCTGGATACTTGGCAGTTGCTTTCAGGGTCGCTCCACCCTGCCGGTCCCCGCTCTGCCTTTCGGACTCGGGCTTGCTTGACCGGACCCCTTCTGGTAACAGCGTTAACATCGCGCGCCAGAGTTTCGAGCCAACCCACGCGATCGCCCCCGGGAAGCCTGCAAGCTTCGCCGGGATTTTTTATTTAGCACGCGCAATGGAACGTAACAAGCTCGAATCGTAGCGGAACATATCGCGGCAGCGGAACACAAATCGAACGCGTGATAAAAAATATCGCTGACGCTATTGACGCGCTATAAAAGGTAGCGCTATGTAGTCCTCAACGCCCAATCATGGGCAGCGAGGATTACGATGGCAAAGAAGGCATCCGTTACCGAGAAGGTCGAAGTCCGCAACCGCTGGACCGACCGCGTACAGTTCACTGCTGAAATCACTTGCGCGCCGGACGCGACGATCGGCATCAAGATTGGCTTGGCAGTGCGGTGGGCGACGGCAAGCGATGCCGACCTGAGCGGTGCCGACCTGAGCGGTGCCGTCCTGAGCGGTGCCGTCCTGCGCGGTGCCGACCTGAGCGGTGCCGTCCTGAGCGGTGCCGACCTGAGCGGTGCCGTCCTGAGCAATGCCGACCTGAGCGGTGCCGACCT